CCTCAAGGTGTTTCATCTATCGTTGATACATCTACTACTGAGGTAATTGAAGCTTATATTGCTGTCTTGTCTGAGTTGTTTCTGAACAACGGCAAAATAGCACGATTTGTCCCATTGGACGATCGACCCGGTTCATACAAAGCTGCACGTGATGCAGGTATGATCACAAACTATGCTATCTTCAAACAGAACAAAGGTTGGGAACAGATCCAGACTTGGATGAAGTCCGCGCTTCTATGGAAGAATGGGATCATCCGTTGGGACTTTGTAGAAGACTTTAAGTACAGTATCGAAGAGTACGAACGTATTGACCAAGTAGAGCTCGATCTTCTCCTCGCAGATGAGAATATTGAGATCATTGGTGACCTACAGTTCGAGAATGAGATTACAGGTCTTGATGCAATGGGTGGCGGCGGAGATGTAGAACTTATCTACGTTGATGTACGCCTGCGTCGTAAGACTGATAAGTCTCGAGTCAAGATGACTAACATTCCTCCTGAGAACTTCCGTATCTCTCGTGATGCATCATGCATTGAAGAAGCCGACTTCGTTGGCATTCAATCTGAGATGAGCCGTTCTGACATTCGTCGTGAATGGCCTGAAGTAGCAGAAAACATCGACAACTGGGATGAGCTCGGCTCTGACGCAGGTTGGTTGTCTGGAACTCCTCAGGATGTATCAGCACGTAAGTTGGTCACTGGCCAAAGCTCGTATACTGACACCCCTGATAGTTTTGGTCTAGAAGCTAACCGTGAAGTTACTGTAACCGAATGCTGGATTCCAGTAGATCGAGATGGGGATGGTGTAGCCGAACTGAAGCACTTTATCATTGTTGGCAATCACATTCTCTATGAAGAAGACGTTGACAGTGTTCCACTTGCTTCTCTTAGCCCAATCGATATCCCGCATGAGTTCTATGGTATGTCCATGGCAGACTTCTCGCGGTCAAGCACACTCGCATCTACAGCAATCCTTCGTGGTTTCATTGAGAACACTTATCTCACTAACTACTCTCCGAAGCTTGCTGATCCTAACGTTGTTGATTTCTCTGCTCTTCAGAATATGAAGCCAAAGCAGATCATCCCAACTAACGGTAACCCTAAAAACGCAGTTGCCCAGCTTCCACCTGAAGCTATCAGCTCCGGTACTGTTCCTCTACTCCAGCACATGCAGGTTATTAAGGAACAAGCGACTGGTATGAGTAAAGCAGCTCAGGGTCTACAGGATGAGTTGTTTGTTTCTGGTAACAGCCAAGCTAAGCTTTCACAGGTACAATCTGCTTCACAGCAGCGTATCCAGCATATCGCTCGTCGGTTCGCTGAGACAGGACTCAAACGTCTTGTCACAGGTATCTATAGTACTATGCGTGAGCATCTGCAAGTTAACATCAAGTATCTGGATGGTTCAACCTTCCGTGATGTAGACGTGCAGAAACTCCCACGGGAGATGGAATGTGAGATCTTCTTAGACTTAGGTGAGAACAGTAACTCTAACCTTATTTCTAAATATGGTCAGGTTGGTTCTCAGATCCTACCAGCTCTAAACCAGCAAGGTGCAGGCATGGTTATCAAACCAGAAGCCCCAGCAGTACTGGCAACTAAGCTCATTGAATCTATGGGTCTCGACAGCAATGACTTCCTTGAAGACTACACTGCTGATGAGTTCAAGGACAAGGCTGCTCAGAACGTCGAAGAGCAAACTAAGAAAAGTATGGAAGCTCAAGAGTTGGAAATGCGTAAAACTAACGCTGATGTCGAACTAGCAGAAGCTAACGTTGATTTCACAAAGTCACAATCGCGGAACACATCTGAAGACAACGCACGTTCTCTCGCTATCATGTTAGACAAGCATCACCAGGAATGGGCAGATCTCTCGATCAAGGCAGCAAAGGAAGGCATTCAGCCTCCAGTAAAGCCGAGCATCGAGGAACTTGTAGAGCTTGCTAAAACTCTTATGAATGCTGCGGCAGAACAAGAACAAGGGCCAGAGATGGCTGAAGAGCAACCAGGCGATCCTGAAATGATGGAACAAATGATGCAACAGGTACAACAACCCCAATAAGGAAACTAAATGGATAAGTATAGGAAGTCGGCCGAGAAGAGGCTCGATCCCAAGAAAGTACATCCCGACGCTCTGGCGAAGGAGGCTCTAGTTAATGCAGCCTTCGCCTCTCGTGAGCGTGAGATGTTCTTTGAAAGTGCTTACGGGGATATCCTCGTACAGTATTTCATTGAATGGCTGAAGACTGAACCACATGAGAACAAGACGCGAGAGTTTATCTATAACTCTGCGTTGGCTCTAGGCGACGTTAAAGCAAAGATGGTTCAGTACGAGACGTACGGACGCAATATCCCTTATATGGAAGGAACTGAGGACAATGGCTAATCAACCTATTAATTACACTACTCTACTCAATAACGTAGAGCAGATGATCAACTTACTCGAGTATGACGCAATGCGTTCTGCGGGTAAGGCAAAAGTTAACGTACATCCTATACACGGTCTTTACGAACTTGCCGATCGCTACCGCGAGATGCTCACCAAACCTGTTGAGCCCACAGTAGTCAAGAAGCCAGTTAAGAAAGACGTGGAGGGATAAGTAAATGAATACAAAAGCAGAAGGTACTCTACCCAATCAAATGGATGACATGCCCGCAGCTGAACCTACGGAACAATCACTCCTTGATGCCGTACTTCGTGGATCCGAATTTCTAAAGGGTCCGAACGATGTGCCGCTACCAGATGAGGACGACTTTGTTGAGGTTCCGGAAGAGTCTGAATATGACGACGACGATTCAGATGATGCCGTTAGTGGAGAGGAGAGCGAGTTCGAAGATGATGAAGGTGAATATGAGGATGCCGGTGATGAGCCCGCTACCCAAGATGATTCAGTCTTTACTTCTGAGGATCTCGATCTAGACGCGAAGGTCATGGTCAAAATTGACGGTGAAGAACGCGCCGTATCTTTCGGGGATCTGTTAAAAGGATTCCAGACTGATGCACACCTTTCAAAACAAGGTCGTGAACTAGGCGAAGCACGCAAAGCACTTGATGAAGAACGCGCTGAACGCATGGGTGAGCTTGAAAAAGCTTCCGAGCTTTCAAACGCTATCATCATGGGTGCTGAGCAGGCCAAGGCACAAGAATTCCATGCAGTTGAAGCTGAAATTAAAAAGGCTCGTGCTGATGGAAACACATATGAGATCAATGACCTAAAAGACAAGCGTGAACAGATTCAATCTGAATACTGGGAAGCGCGACGTAACCGTGAGGGTATGCAAGAGTCATGGGAAGCTAAGAAAAAGGCAGACGCTGATGCTCTACTACAGACACAGCTCGCTTCATTCTCTGAAACTATCCCAACACTCATTCCGGACTTTAGTGACGAAGTTGCTATGTCTATCCGGGATTTTGCTATCGAACAAGGTATTGAGGAAGGCCTCCTCAGTTCTGTAGTCGATCCTATGGTCGTCAAGTTTATTGATGATTATCGTCGCCTTAAGCAAGGTGTTAACAAGGGAACAGCTAAACGTAAGGCAGCGCCTGCAAAGAAGGCAATCCCTGTTAAGAAATCTAAGTCTACTGCTAACAAGAAGCAGAATGCTGAATCACTACGGAAAGCTCGTGCGTTCAAAGAGAACTCGAGCCCCGAAGATCAAATGGCATTCTTGCGTGACTTTGCAAGCAAATCTCTCAATCAACGATAAAACTCTAGGAGTATTTTACTATGACTACTACAATTGGTGGACGCGGTACAGGCGGCCCAGGAGGCCCGGTACGTGGTACAGGCGCAGACGTTTCTCAGCGTGAGGACCTCGCAAACTTCATCACAATGATCACTCGCGACGAGACTCCGTTCTTGTCTTCGATTGGCAAAACAAAAGCTAAAGCAATCTACCACGAATGGCAGACTGACGAGCTGAACACACCAGGTGACTCGCGGATTGGTGAAGGCCAAGACTATGTTGCTCCTGATGGTAGCGGTTTGGCAGACGTATCTCCTACAGTAACTCCAACTGTTGGCGCAGTATTCGCCGTCGGTGGTGCTACTCGTACACGTCTCGGCAACTACACACAGATCAATGGTAAGACAATCGCCGTATCTGGTACACGTCGTGCTGTTGACCAAGCTGGTGTTGCAGATGAGTACGCTTATCAGCTTAAGAAGCGTGGCACAGAAATGCGCCGTGACATCGAGCATGATATCGTAAACACAGGTAACGTTTCTAACGCTGCTGGCACATCCGGCAACCCCGGTGCTCGCACCATGGGCGGATACCAGGCGTTCATCAACGATAGCTCTACTGTTTCCTTCGCTGGTACTGGTGGTTCTGTTACTGCTGGTTCTTCCGATGGTACTGGTGTTATCACTCTGGCCAACGAATCTTCTCGTGGCGCGTTGGCTCTGTCCGACGTTGACGCAATCATGCAGGGTATCTACGAAGAAGGCGGCAAGGCATCTAAGATCATGCTGTCTCCAAAGCTTCGTCGTGACTTCTCTGACTTGATGCAGACTGAGACTAACGTTCGTCGTAACATCGATGCAGACGGCACACTTCGTCAGTCCGTAGACATCTACATGTCTGACTTCGGTGAGCTGATGGTTGTTCCTAACTACATCATGGGTCTGAACGCACCAGCAGTTGGTCTGTTCGGCGGTGGTGCTGGTAACGCAGCTGATTGGGGTAACTCCTCCGCATTGATCTATGATCCAATGTGGTTCGCAGTTGCTACCTTGCGTCCTATGCAGGAAGTTGAAGTCGGCCAGAAGGGTGACTCTACTGCAGGCATGTTCGTAGAAGAGTGCACACTTGAGGTTAAGAACCCTAAAGGCTGTGGCGCTATCTACAATCTCGTGTAACTAAAAATAGGCGGTAAAGTATGCCATACAAAGATCCTCAAAAGCGTAGAGATTACCATAAGGCTCTCTACGCATCACAGCAGTCAAAGCAGGAACGTAAATGTTCTGAGTACGACGTCTGTGGGCGGATGGTCAAAAGTAATTCCCGTAGTCTCACTTGTAACCCCTGTAAGGAGTTGCGTAAGCGGTACGGAATAACCATGACTGATCGCAATGACATGCTCAACGAACAAGATCACTGTTGCAAGGTATGTGACACTCCTGTAGTCTTTACTAAGATTCAAGGAACTGGCACAGATCGTAACAACGGAGATAGTCGTAGAGCGGTTGTTGACCATTGCCACGTGAGTGGTAAGGTGCGAGGGGTTCTTTGTCATAACTGTAATGTGTCTCTTGGTCTCATAAACGATGATCAAGAGATACTTACAAGCATGCTGAACTACCTACAAGAACACGGACAATAGTTTGGTCTAATTAGACCTCTGGGGAGAGGGAGAGTTTTCTCCTTCTCCCCTATTTTATTTCACATCATTAGGAGAAGAATAATGTATGTAATCCAAGGAACATTCCCCATTAACACATTTGGTACAAACCTCGTAACTGACGTGTTCACAGTACCAGCAGATAAGTGCGTATGGAAAGTCATCGCCAATGGCGACGGTTATTCAATCAGCACAGCTTTCTACGTGCAAGGCACTACTGAGACTGCGATCGCAGATGCTCAATTCGGACACGTCGGTAAGACTGGTCGCTTTGTAAAGCACACGATCTAATATATATATAAGGAGAAGAGGACATGGCTAAATGGAGAGTTAAACCTAGTCAAGACACACGGACGTCTATGACAGGTACTTTCGAGTACGATTCAGGAACTGTAGGTGGAGAACACGCGTGGAGCGTCACTCAAGACGTCAAGCCTTTCCTTGAACAGGCAAAGGTTGACAGAGAGCTTCAAAAGACCGGATCAAACGGTATGAAGAAGTTCGCTACAGTTCCTGACATCGTAGCTATAGATATTAAAGATAAATGGGGTCTGGACATCCACGCCCCTGAGTTCATGCATGATAAGGATAGTCTTGCGAAGTTCATGCTAATCATTCGACAGGAATATCCTTACCTCCTGTCAACCTAAGGAGGTCATACAATGGCTGACACATTTAGCGAGTTAGTTACTCGTACTCGGGATTGGTTGAACCGCAGCTCGGACGTCATCAGTGATGCTATCTTACAAGATTGTATCCGCTGGGCGGCAGACGATGCCTATCGTACGTTGCGCGTTCCACCTCTGGAATGTACCACACTTTTCACTGGACTTGGGCAACTTATTCCAGAATCCTCAATCGGTGGATTGACAGTTACATCATTCGGTGTTCCTGACGACATGATCGAAGTAATTAAAATACGTACAACAGATGCTGAGGGCAAGACTGTCCGTGTGATCGATTCGAAAGTAGATGTCCGTACATTCTTCAACCCGGAGTCCGAGCGAGTTAATGCTTATAACGGGTGGACGCGTAAAGGAAACCGTATCTACGTCACTACTCAAGTGGGAACGATTGCTGGTGAGTTCAGCAGTTCAGAGACGTATATTGAACTTTACTACTATCGTCGTCTCGCAGCGTTGGACGCTCTGTACACGGTAGAAGCCGCTAACTTCGATGCTTCAAGTTCATTCATTGAGCTGGCACCTGTACAAGCAGGAGCCGCCGCGGCAGGTGAAGGTTTCATCCAGATCCTCAACAATGCTCTTAACCCGATCACTCAAGATCCACCGCTGACAGATACAGTATTTGCAGTTGGAAACACAGCAGTCGATACCCTATTGACCGCAGTTGATCCTGCTACAGGCGTTATCAAGTTCGCTGGGAAATCTCCTGAGCATTGGCTTCTTAATGAGAATGAAAAGCTCTTGGTATATGGTGGTCTCGCGGAGGCCTTCTCATATCTCCAAGAGGATGATCAAGCGCAGAAGTACAAGCAACGGTTTGTGGAAGAGATCGCAGAGCTCAACGATGAAGATGTTCGTCGTAACGCAGCTGGTGGTACAATTCAAATGAACTTCAACGGGCGTGGCCTGATTTAATAGGAGGCCATGATGGCAGCAGGATATACAACATCGGCCGCTAAAGGCGGCTTATTCACTCAGAACGGGAACTCAACTTCTCTATCACACGTCAACTACCTTCGAGATGCTTATCTTTCGTCAGAGGCACTCGCTGCTGATATCGCTGCGATCGCTGCTCAAGTAGCTGCAGACCTCGTACAGACTGACTTAGACGCAACAGCTACTGCAGCAGATCGTGTGCAGACTGGACTTGACGCGGCTGCTACAACAGCTAATGCAGCAGCAGCAGCTATCAGCGAGACTAACGCTGGTGTATCAGAAACAAACGCAGCTGCATCTGCGGCTTCCGCAGTTAATGCTGCGATCTTATATGCAATCGCACTGGGGTAAATCATGGCTTTTAATAACTACACATCTAGTGCCATTGGCACATCACCTGTGACAGTACACACTGTAGCAACAGGACAAGAGGCCATTGTAATTGGTCTGAACCTAGCGAACATCACAGCGAGTCAAATCAATGTGGATGTTCAAATCGCTGGTGTCTATCTGATTAAGGGGGCACCCATCCCAGCTAACTCCGCGTTGAGTGCACTGGATGGCAAGATCATCCTTGAGGTCACAGACACTTGTATCATCACAAGTAACACCGCGGCTTCCTGTGACGTGATCTTATCGGTGCTTGAACAAGGAGAGAGCTAATGGCTGGTTATATCGGAAACGTCCCCGTCCCTCAGTCTACCCAGATTCGGGAGACTTTCGTAGCAACAGCTTCACAGACTAGTTTTGCTACACTAGGGTATACACCTAATTACATTGACGTATACCTAAACGGTGTTAAACTCGTAAATGGTACTGACTTCACAGCCACTAACGGCTCAGATGTTGTACTGACTGTAGGTGCAGCTTTAAACGACGTAGTATCAACACTCTCATTCGGGACGACAGTAACGTCTGTGGACAGGACTCTGACATTTAGTGACGTAGCTGCGGTCCTCGCGGATACGGTTTTAGGTTACGCTACAGGCACACCAGTCAGCGCTGGGGATATTGTAACTACACGCGCGGAGACTTTCAGCTACGAAGTGGCGGCAATCGGTGCGACTGACCAGCACATCACGACAGCGGGCGGGGTGAAGCTGTATGTGCTCCCGAGTAATGGTGGATACAACGTCAAAGCGTTCGGGGCTGCTCGAACTGACCGTACTCTATTCCAGACTGCGTTAGATCACAGTGCTCTAAACAAGCTTCCACTTGTCCTTGGTGAAGGCATCACAATGGACGGCGATATCATTTTTGACAGTGGTGCAGACGTTCGTGATGGCCGAATTGATTTCAACGACTGGTCTTCGACAGGCTCCCTTGGTAAATCCGTTGACCCTAACTCAAGTGCCGCTGCCTCAATCAAGAGCGACATGCGCTTTAGCAATATTACTTTTGATGGCACTAATTACCCCGGCCTCGTTCAGTTTACTTTACCAGCAGGTAGCACCACAACGTCTATTGTCTTGCCTGCAACTGCATCCTCTGTCGATGACTTCTACAAGGGTCGTATCATGCAGTTTGCTACTGGAGCTGCGGCAAGGGAGTTTTCGTTCACAGGCTCTTATGTAGGTGCGACACGTACATTGACCCTCAACACAGCACTATCAGCAGCACCCCAAGCTGGCGACATCGCACTTTACGGCTGGAACGACAATCTACTTTCTTTGATTGCTGGTGTTAGTGATGTAGTGGTTGATGGCTGCACCTTTCAGAACCTAGACGGATTTGAAATGGTGTCATCTGCTGGCGGTGGTAAGGGCTTTGCATTTGATACTGGCATTACAAATGGCCTTGTCAGCAACAGCACGTTTAGAAATCTGCCAGTGGGCCTATGGACGCAGGGACGTGACGGGACATTCGGCAACGGCGAAAAAGAACGTGCAGTCGGTGTGCAGTTTGTAAACAACCACTTTGATAACGTAGGTGCACCAGTTGTCATTGCAGGACTAAACGGTGCTGCTGCCCCAGATGGCGATTCTGATGATGCTATGACGATTGTTGATGGTGTTACCTACGAGAACTGTGGTCACAACACACGGCGTCTTGTAGGAAGTGACCAACAAAAGTCTGGTGTCCTTAATTTCCTAGAAGCAGCTAACTGTACTGTAACAAACGTCCGTGGCCGCAACGATATTTCATACCCAAATACCACTCCGGGCTATCCCACTGATTTTCCATCCCGTGTGGGTTATGGCCTCACTGGCAATGTAGGTGCAATGATCTGGGGCCAGATGCGGCACGTTCGTATCTCTAACTTTAGCCACCACGGTAATGTTGATGATATTATTGTTATGGCACGTGGACGAGCACTTGGCGACGATGGGGCCGGTCAAGGTGGTATTATCCGTAATTGCTACGGCCTACACTTTGAGGGCATTGAGCATCACGGTACAGCAGATCATGTCATCCGTCTCGATGATAACGCATCACTGCGTATGGCGTCTAACGAACTTACTGGAACTATGCAGGTTGTTGTAGGTGCACTCACTGTTGGCATCTGTGGTGCTGGTATGGAGAACTTTGACAGGCTCACACTTGACGTACAGGAGCGGTCCAGCGGTAAACGTATCGTAGGCACGCCTCAGCAGATCATGGCGGCAGGTAATACATTTGCATCCTTTAGTGAACAGTACACAGACCTAAGATTGCCACGAACACACAGGTTCACGCTTGCAAGCGGTGCTGTTTTGGCAATTCCAACGCCGTATGGTGCAGGGACTTTCCACTGTGGAAATAGCGGCATCTCCCCAGCGTCAAACATCTGGGGTACACTGCATTACAACACAACTGCAAATACTGCTCTTGAAGGAACAGCGATCGGTACGTTCATCGTAAAAAGCACAGGCGTCCTGACGCCGGATGCAGTTGTTGACACAAGACTTCGCATCAGTGCGGCTAACGACGGGAACATCTACATCAAGAATAACTTCGCCGGAACGCGGAACCTCCGCATAGATTTCGAATAGTCACAAGGAGACAATAATGAGTAAAACACGCGAAATAGCTAACCTAGGTAACGTCTATGATAGCGTATCAGCACTTTTGGCATCAAACGACCCCGCACGAGGTGCCGGCTCTATTTGGACTGCGGTAGGTTCTGATGGAGAGTTCTACTACAAAGAGGTGGCTTCAAGTGGTAATCTAGGACAAACAAATGCAGCAAGTGTTGAATTTGACGCAGTACCAAACAATGCAGGATTTGTGACAGCTATTCAAATGGGATGTGTGTCCTCAAATACAGATGCCGCAAATCTTACGATTATTGAAACGGCCCTTGGCTTGTTCAATGGTGTAATTGTTGAAGAGGGTATATCTTACGACACGGCAGCATTTGACGGTCCAACAAGTGGTTTGCTTGTTGACTTGAACACAGGCGCAATGGCTTTTGGTAACTCTGGTTTTATGTCAGCAGGCAGCGACAGCAACGCACAACGGGCACCCGTGGCCTTGATGCCGTTGAAGGATGACAGTGTAGCAGCTCTCTGGATCATGCCTAGCGGCGTCCCAGATGCAGGCAGCGCAGCAAATGCTCAAACAGCAGCGACTAAGCTATTCTTTGATAGCCTTATTAAATCAGACGGCGCGGGCTATCGCGACTTTGTGCGTGCGGCGGAGCAAGTTGGAGGGTACGGCAATCAAGGCATTGCGCTGATCGCGCCCAAGGCAAACGGCAATGCACTCGGCGCTATGCCAGAGTTGCAACTGTCATTCCAAGGCGAGGCCAACCCGTACCTTCGCGGAATGTTTATGATTCCAGAGGAATTGCCAGCCGGAACGACTTCGGCATTCTCTGGCGGTCTCCCTGACTGCGACGACGGGAACTCAGTATGGCGCGCGGGCATGGTAGTCACGGCAGACGGCAAAACGTGCTTCAACAATTCGTGCGTATACGCGGCAACAGGCGCAGGCACCACAGGCGCGACACGTCCAGTCCACGGCCAATGGTCGCTTAAAGAGCTCGTTGTGGCAGACACGTCTGGTTTGACGGTTGGCGACACGATCAAGGGCGCGACAAGCGGTGCGACCGGTGTCATTAATACGATTGTGAACGGAACAACATTCTACCTTGAAAACGAAAACGCCACGTCTTTGGCTGATGGTTGGGTAACGTCAGAAACGTTGAATTTTGGCGATAACACATCAACGGGGCAAACGCTCGTATCCCAAGGAGACGCCACAGTATCAGAAGACGTAGCAGCGGGTGGCAAGCCTCCCGGTCCGTCTGTTGCTGGCCTAGTTGCGTCAGATGGCGGCGTGTCGTGGGAGTTCATTGGTTACGTGTCCGCCAATCAGCCGGGCAATGACGGGCAATGGCCTCTAATGATGCTTGGGGATGAAACGGCGGTCCCAGAGGTTGACCGTAATTTCCCTATTCAAGTCAAAGGCAAGAAGATACTTTTGACCGAAGATTCGCGGCTTTCGTTTGGACGATCAGGCGCGCTTACCCAGCTGTACGAAATGTATATGGACGCGAACGATGGGTTTAAGCTTATTATCGAAAGTCCAACAGGCGGGCGCGTTGTTTTTGATAACGGAGCCTTGCGAATGGACGGCATTGTCCTTGCTGGTTCAACAGTTTCCAAAACCAGCGGCGCAACCACACAAGACGCGGACGGCCTAGCTATCTTGTTGTGTAATGATAGTACAGCAACAAGCTTCACAGGATTTACAGGCGGTCTAGTCGGGCAGCGTGTCACGCTGCGTTTTCAGTCAGGCCAGACGACGCTCATTGATAGCACAACGCTTGAGGTTAAGAGTGGTTACAATACAGTAGGCAACCTAAACCCTGTACCTGGGACGGCTGTTTCCTTTGTAAAAACTAGTGGGTCTCGTTGGACACAAGTTTAATACGATAAATATAACTTCATAGGTGATATACGACTATTAAACAACAAGGCATGATCCTCGGAATCCGTAAGAACTCTGCGGTAACTTAACACTAACCCGTCCCTAATAACAGGGGCGGGTTCTACAACCATCGGGGAGGCCACAATGGCTTGCGCTAGTGCACTAATAAACAATGCTCAGTACGTGCGGATAGCTCAGCTCTCACTCGACCTAACGGAGAATCCTTATAATGGAAAACATCATGAACATTATTAAACTGCTCATAGAGAGCATTCTCAAGAGCTTCACTGCTACTACTACAAAAACAGTAGAGAAGAGCACCCAGCCCACCTCAGGTCGCGTCTCTCGTGTATCTGATGTATCTCTGATTAAGGAGTTTGAAGGATGCAAGTTGACCGCCTACAAAGACATCGTAGGAGTTTGGACAATTGGGTATGGACACACTAAGACTGCTAAACCCGGTATGAAGATCACTCAACGTGGAGCTGAAGAGCTTCTACGCCAAGATCTCGCTTGGGTTGAGGCAGTTATCAATAAGTACGTTAAAGTACCTCTGAAGCAGAACCAGTACGACGCTGTTGCCTCTCTCATCTACAATGTAGGTGGGACAGCTTTCAGTAAGTCTACGATTCTGCGGAAGTTGAATGCTAATGACTTCCACGCTGCGTCACTTGAATTCAAACGGTGGAACAAAGCGGGTGGACGTATAGTCAATGGATTAGTACGCCGCCGCGAAGCTGAGCGAGTTCAGTTCGTTAAATGATAACAGTAAAAGGAAGGTACATGATGTGTCAGATGAACAAGTTAATGAACGCCTAAGAGCTCTCGAACTAGAGAATGCTCTGCTGGCACAAGAGGTGAAACAAATTCACTCAGAGTTAGATAGCGTGAAAGGCGGTATCGGAAGAGGTCTCTGGATCCTAGGTGGTGGCTTCTTGGCTTCCATCGTAGGGTGGATAACGGCTGGAGGTATCGTCAAATGAGATATGTTTATAAGAAGATCATGTGGAAGGAGTTCGCGGCAGGCATATTGCTTGCTACTCTCATTCTCCTACCGTGGTCTTCTCTGTTAGGTAGTGAACCTTACACGGATGTTGAGATCACCGAAGTAGAGCGCACTGATGATGGTTATATAGTCCATGCTAACTTCATCAAGACAGATTGCACATTCAAACGTCTTGAAGTCTTTGGCAGCAACACAGGTGTTCTTGTCTACCTTGATTGGTCTGCTCTAGATGGCTCACCAGCTACAGACTATGACCGCTCAATAGGCAAGCAGCATATGATTATCCTAGTGATTACTGCTGACGTTGACTATGACACGTTAGAGATCAGAACGCGGCATGATTGTGACGGTGTAGTAGTAGACAAAGTATTCGCAACAATAGACTTGGAGAGTGAATCACATGGATAAGGTTAAGACTTATAAACGCGAGCTAGCTACAGTAATGCTTGCAGGACTAGGAGTACTGGTTGCTATGGGCGATGCCGCTATGGTTGAGATCATGGTTTGGCCAATTGTAGGATTTGCGGCTGGAGCGTTCGGACTGGACGCTGTTGCAAAACAGTGGACTAAATGACATGGCTGATTACATTTGTTGGGTCAAAAGTGGGACGCCTTGTGGCGAGTGCCTTGGCTGTTATGGTCTCGATACTGCTAGTATTTCAAGTGGGCCGTCGAGACATGAAGAAGGATTTACAAGTCAAAGACTTGAAGGATTACAAGAAAGCAAAGGAGGCGGAAGATGCGGTTGACACTGATCTTAGCAGGGATGCTCGCATTGAGCGGTTGCGCGACAACGGTAATGTCCGGAAGGACTGATGTGCTGTGTGGACTCGATGCACCTACATTTACGCAGGCTGAGCTTGAACGGCTCAGCGACCAATCACTCAAAGAGTTAGACAACTTCCTTGAGAAACGAAGGGCCATTTGTGAAGCTTGATAGACTGGCGGGTATCCGTCCCTTATAGGGATAGGCACCCGTCTATTAATCAATCTATAAAGAGGACACGTACGTGGACAATAGAATCTATGAAGGCCCGACAACACCACTCTCTCAAGAGATCGATGCTATGAAGTATCGGCAAGAGGGTGAGACATTCCACGATAAGATTAAGCGACTAGCTGATTCTATGAGTGATGGTGAAGATCACCGTTTAGACCTTGAAGACATCTTTGGGGAAATGAGGTTTCTGCCTGCTGGCCGTGTCCAAGCATCAATGGGTGGGAAGAAGGTAGTGACAAGCTTCAACTGCTTTGTATCTGGTGAGATTGAAGATAGTATGCACTCCATTATGGAGAAGGCTTCTGAAGCTGCTGAGACTATGCGAAGAGGTGGTGGTATTGGCTACGACTTCTCTAAGATCCGTCCACGCGGTAAGTCAATCCTATCTCTTGATTCATCTGCCTCTGGTCCTGTTTCTTTTATGGGTATCTTTGATGCTGTATGTCAAACCATCTCCTCATCAGGACACCGCCGAGGCGCTCAGATGGGTGTGCTGCGGGTTGACCATCCTGATATCGCTGAGTTTATTAAAGCTAAGTCTAACTCTCATGTACTGACTGGCTTCAACGTAAGTGTAGGCATCACAGACAAGTTCATGCAAGCACTGACGAAAGAAGATGACTCATTCGATCTGGTATTTGAAGGTATCGTATTTGATACAGTGAAAGCTCGTGAGTTGTGGGACATCATTATGCAAAATACTTGGGACTGGGCAGAGCCTGGCGTCCTATTTATTGATCGCATCCAAGAGATGAACAACTTATATTATTGTGAAGAGATTGCAGCGACCAATCCTTGTGGTAGACATAATTGCCTCAAGTAAAACACTCTGTGAATTCAGGGAAACTCTGACCGTGTAGTGACGAAGACAATCCTGAGCGAAGCCCTTAACAGGGAACGTGCAACGACTATTCCGCAAGGAAGTACAGCCAAGTGGCTGGAAGCGCAGAGCATCCGAAAGGATTGAAGATATAGTCTGAGCTATATGGAAACATATAGATGTGTAGGTGTCTCCACTTGGAGAACACAATATGAAACAATGTATCGATTGTAAAGAAACTAAACCTATTGCTGAGTTTGGTAATAGAGGCGGCAAGCGTAAAGACAAAAACGTTCGCTGTAAAATATGTGACGTCGCTAAGACGAGAGAATATCGCGCTAAATCCCGACGATGGGTTGGTGAATTCAAGATGAAAGAAGGTTGTAAACACTGTGACTTCAAAGCAGTGATACCAGCACAACTTCAACTGGATCATCGAGATCCATCATCCAAGACCAAAAATGGGAACGGTAGAGCGTACGAGCCCTCATGGAGCCGAGTTCGGATCCTTGCGGAGATTGATAAGTGTGATGTGCTATGCGCAAATTGCCACGCTCTCAAAACATTCTCAAACAAAGAACACATAAACTAACGATACCTACACTGGCAGAGCATAACGAACTCTGTTGAACATGACTGGAACAACCCTTACCGCCTTACGGAGCATGTCTCCTCGGTTCATTCAATGCTACTAAGTATGTGAGTGACGACAACACATTTAACTTTACACAACTTAAGAAAGACATCCCTCACGTTGTGCGCGCTGTGGATAACGTAATCGATCGTACAATCTATCCGCTTGAAGAACAGGCAACTGAAGCACGTAACAAGCGTCGAATGGGTCTTGGCTTTACTGGTCTAGCAAACGCTGGCGAGATGCTTGGTTATCCATATGGATCTCCTGAGTTCTTGGAATGGATGGAGAAGCTCTTTGCTTGTCTTCGTGACAACACGTATCGGGCATCCGCACGGTTGGCTAAAGAGAAGGGAGCATTCCCTTTGTATCGTGATGAGTACATGAAAGGTAACTTCATCCGCACTCTTCCAGCCTCTGTTCGTAACGAGATCCGTGAGCACGGTATCCGTAACTCTCACTTGACATCTATCGCGCCAACGGGAACTATCTCGCTTGTTGCTGATAATATCTCTGGTGGTATTGAGCCCGTATTCTCGCACTACTACGACCGTACCATTCAAACATTTGATGGTCCTCGTATTGAGCGTGTAGAAGACTACGCGTATGTACGCGGAGTTGAAGGCCGTAAAGCTAACGATCTATCTGTAGATGAGCATCTCGCTGTCCTTACACTGGCACAGCACTATATCGACTCAGCTTGTTCAAAGACTATCAACGTAGGCGACGATGTTACCTATGAGCAGTTTAAGAGCGTCTATGAGACTGCTTGGCGTGAAGGCTCTAAGGGATGCACTACATTCCGCATGGCCGGTAAGCGCTATGGTATTCTCAATGAGGTTGAGAAAGAAGTAGAGGTTGTAGAAGAGGAAGCTCAAGCTTGCTACTTCGACGCAGCCACAGGACAACGAGAGTGTTCTTAACATAAAACTAAGGAGTGAGCAATGGCCACTGAAATCCTACCAGTAGGTGATCTCGCGGCATTCGGTTTGGTAGAAGATACCCCGAGTGCTGCCTTACCACCTAACACATTTAGCGATGCTCTTAACGTTCGATTCCTCGATGGAGCCGTTCGTAAATTCCCCGGTGAATCAGCAGCGTTAACGTTCACTCCAGCAGTCTCTAATCTTCTGTACGTAGCATCATGGAACTCTCCAGCTGGCTTGCGTTACGTTGTCGTACATGGAGCGGGCACCACAGCAACTGTTGATGTGTATAACTCTGATCGTGACACTGTAGTGTCTACCGGAACTATGACTACTTCAGCTTCTGCAGAATGGCAGCACACTGAGTTCAATGGTGGCTTCCACTTTATCCTGAACAATGGAGTTACAACTCCGCAGTTCCTACAGGATAACTTAGCTAACTTAGCTCCTTTGCCTGGTTGGGACTCATACGCGGTTGAGGCAACTGAGATCGAATACAAGCACCGGGGTGCTAGGAACACACGGAGCATCACAACCACTATCGAAGATGGTGCTACAATCCGAGTTACCAGCACTCCGAGGAGTGCCGCAGAAGCCATCACAACGGAAACTGTAACGATCTCTGTGACAGCAGGGCCTACGTACACTATTGTGCCTAGTGGAACTCTTACAGGTATTGGAGTCATCAGTGGTGTAAGTGCGACGGGTTTCTCATTCACGCCCGCCGCTGGGACTGGTGGTACGACATTCACTGTTGCTACTATCTCTGACCCAGTTGTTGATGTAACATGCGGCGTGATCCGGGCATACGGTAACTTGCTTGTAGCAGGTAACCTAGTTGAGAACGGCCGACGCACTATGGTAGGTACAGTTCGTACATCTAACGTAGCTGCTCCAGGTCAGATCCCTAAAGATTGGAATCCGTTCTACTTAGGTGCTAACACTGCTGACGAGTTTCTTCTGTCATCCACAGGTACAATCCGTGACATGGCAGAACTTCAGGGTATTCTCTATGTCTATACTGACTCATCTATCCATGCGATTCAACAGACTGGCAATAGTCAAATCCCATTCCAAGTCTCTACAGTAACAACTCACTATGGTGCTGCCTCTGTCGATTCAGTGGCGGAGATTGACGGTAAGCATGTAGTTGTCAGTGATGACGATGTATACATGTTCTCAGGTCATCCTGGATCTATTAACTCCATTGCTGCTGGGCGTGTTCGTAATAACTTCCGTGACGTCACTGGATATAAAGTCCAACGGTTTAACAAGTACGATGAACTGTGGTTCTACAAACCAGGTGTCGCTCTAATGTATGTGTACAACTACCGCTCAGATCTATGGACTAAGCGTTCCGGAACTACACCTCTTTCTCTTACAAGTGTGACAGGTAATCTACTAATCACTGATAGCACTTCAGTTAAGACTGTAGATTCAGGATACGCTACCTCATCTTATGTTGAGCGTCGTCGTATGACTGTAGCTCCTGACTTTGAGACAGACGCTTTAATGTCTGTTGTGTATGTAGTAGAAGGTAACGGAACGTTTGCGACAAGTATCGTAGGATCGAATGCCCCTGGTGATGACCGTGACCCAACAGTTACTGGAGATCGTCAGTTGGTAACTTCTGACTTCGATATCTCTACCGACTATAAGCAGGATCTTAGAGCTCAAGGTCGTTACCTAAACTATCGCATCACTCACACTGCTGATACTGCAGATGCCGATGCTGGCTTCGCTCTAACAAACATGCAATTTGAAGTTGACCGAGGAGGGCGCAGGTAATGCCACTAGTCAGACCACCTTACCTTGGCAAGCCAGAGCTAGACAGCTGGATGAACCAAGTAACCCAGACCCTCAACACTCAGTTGAAGCCGGAATCCAATGAGATCGAAGTACTCGGCGGTACTACTGGCCTTGCAGGCGCCGACGGAATTGACGCAGCTCATTACGCAGAGGTTACTCTATACACTGACCCTGCGGTGAGCTTACCTCCTCCTGCCCCTACAGCAACGTTCACATGGTTTACGGCGGCAGTATCAGGTGTTACGGCTGGTTGGTCTCAAACTCCTCCGACTATTGACCCTACAAGTACCGACACAGTTTACTACTCTAAAATTACATTCAATGATTCCATCGAACCATTTGCTACTACAACTGATACTGGATCTACTCCTGTTGCTTTGTATGACTTTTCTACTCTAACAGCTACGTATCTGCCACTCGCTGGCGGAACTATGACAGGCGCTATCGACGGAGTAACTGCTCTCACTGCAGATATGATACAGCTAACTGGTGGTACCGGTACTCAGGGTCAATTGACTTGGAATGTCGATGAAGAAACACTTGATTTAGTCAACAACGGTGCAGTTCTACAACTGGGACAAGAGATGCACGTGCACGTTAGGAACAACACAGGTGTAACGATAGCAGAAGGCGTTCCAGTAATGGCAAATGGTACATTAGGTGCTTCAAGCAGAATACTTGTCACGCCTATGGTTGGCTCGGTTCAAGCTAACGCCAAATACTTAATAGGCATTACGACAGAAGAGATTGCTAACGGAACAGACGGTAAAGTTACACAGTTTGGTAAAGTGCGTCATATCGATACGACAGGCACTCCTTATGGCGAGACATGGTCTGATGGAGACGTTTTGTGGATTGATCCAGTAACCACAGGTGGTCTCACAAACGTGGAGCCTGCATCAACATCAGACATGGCTCAGTCCGTAGCTTTTGTTGTACACACACACGCTACTGTAGGCGAGTTAATGGTAAGAGCCACTGGTCAAGATGAGCACGAACCTCTCCAGCATTCCGTATTAAAAACCGGAAGCAACATGACGGGCACTCTAGGCGTAACCACCATAGACTTTGGTGACTGGACTATAACAGAGTCAGGTGGGTCTTTGTACTTTGCTACATCTGGCACAAACAAGATGAAACTTACTGCCGCTGGAGACTTAGAGATCACTGGTACGTTGACACCATCCGCAACGATAACTTAACAGGTATCCAATCGGCATAAATTAGAACTGAGGACAACAACATGAACTTAAAGAGAATGTCAGGAGATACGCTTGCTCGGCGGTGGTCAGAAATTGTACCACAGGTCGAGGAGGCTCTTCTTCACGGCTCTGGGACTGTAACTTCATATGGTCTTTTCATCCAATGTCTGGGCGGTGCTGCTCAGTGCTGGTTGGATGAGAGTGATAGCGGAGATATCTTAGGCGTAGCCATCACTAGGTTTGAACAGAGTGAAGCTACAAAGATCTTTGCAATCGTAACTACAACACATCCGGACTGGTTCTCTGAAGGGCCTGACGTCTTAGGATTCTTTGAAAGGTTTGCTGAGTCAGAAGGTTGTGAGAAGGTCAACATATACGGACGACGTGGATGGCAACGTGTTTTATCAAAGCACGGCTACTGCGAACCGTATACTATACTTACAAAAGATTTAGGAGGTGCTCAACATGGGCGGCGGCGGTAATAAAACATCAACGACAGATAGTGGTGTCCCAGATTGGGCACGGCCATATCTTGAAAGTGCGGCAAAGGATGCCACGGGTCTTTATGGCAGTGGTGCACTTGAAAACGTAGCAGGTCTCAATGCAGACCAGAGCGCGGCAGCAGGCGGCATTCGAGCTAACACAGCAGATGCTAACACTACATTCAATCAAGCGCAGCGGGGACAAGGCATCTTCGGAGCTAACGCGTACGGGCAAGTAGCTGGACAACTCCAACCACAGATTGACGATCAAGTCACTCGAGCTCTTGGAAAACAATCAGGAGCTTTCTCTCAAACAGGAAATCTCGGTGGAGCACGTGCTCAAGCCGCTTCAGCTGGAGCCGCCGGCCAGATTGCTTCTGATATGTCGGCAGCAGAAGTCAATGCTCAACGTAACAGTGCGATGGGCGGTGCCACTGCGGGTCTAAACGCTTACAACAACCTTGCTCAATCAGGTCAAGCTCAGCAGGACCAGTCACAAGCAGAACTAGATGCTCAGTATCAAGGCATTCAACGTTTGTTTGGTCTCATCAACCCCGGCACTGTAGGATCTACTCAGACTACTAATTCAACAGGAGGAAAGTAATATGGTTGCTCGTCCATTAATGCCGAACGCACCACAACCTATGTCTCCTGTCCGGCATGCTCAGTTCCAGCCTTCACAGACTGACAAACTTGTTGGGCAAGTTAAGGATCAAGTTATTAATAAAGCTATGACGAAAGGCATGCCTATGGTCACGGACGCCTTAGGTATCACCTCGTCGGCTGCTCCTGCGGCTGCTGCTGCGGCTGCTCCTGCGGCTGCAGCTGTGGCTCCACTTACTGCAGGTGCTGGTTTAGCTGCCACGGCTGCTCCTGTGGCTGCTGCTCCACTTGCTGCTGGAGCTGCTCCACTTGCTGCTGGTGCTGCAGGCGCTGCAGGTACTGGTTTAGCCGGTGCCGGTTTAGCTGCTGCGGCCCCTATTGCGGTGCCTGCTTTGATCGCCGCTAAGCTATTCGGTCTCTTCAACCAAGGTGGTCGAGTTCCGTCTGAGACTATGACAGCTCACGATCCACAACAAAACATGGCTCCTACTCAAACAGGTGGGCCTCTCTCGTTTAAGCATGCTGAACAGCAGCAGAAGCTAGCTCTCAAACAAGCTACTTTTGATGCTGATCAGAAGCGTAAAGAAGAAGCTCATCGCATGAAGATGATGCAGCAACAACAAAAGCTCACAGAAGCAGCCTCAGGTTTTCAAACTCCTTTGTCTGCAAGGTAAGGAGACCCACATGAATAATAAGCCAGTCCGCGGAGACTACGTACAAGGTAGTCCATCTAACCACCCCGGCGTGCCTGTAGGCAACGATAGAGTTCCTGCATGGTTAGCACCAAACGAGTTCGTAGTTAATCAGGAGGCAACTGCTATGTATGGTCCTCAAATTGAAGCAATGAACAACCACGGTCGAGCTGTTCAGGCTCAACGGGGTGACTCAGTTCCTCCTATGCCTGCTGAAGTTCAGTATCTTGCAGCTGGCGGTCTGGTTGACTTTCTAGGAAGCTTATTTGGTCAGCAGAATGAATCACCTGTACCTCAGCAAATTCCTGCAGTTCAATCGACAGCTCCCGTTGTTCCACAGCAAGCAGCAGCTCCCATTGTTCCACAGCAAACAGCAGTTCCTGCAGTTTCAACCACACAAGCTCCTCCAGCCCCTGAGTTTGATATGTTCTCAGGATCAGGTTTTGGCAATTATGCTAACTCTATCGCTAGCATTGAGTCTGCTGGTCATAAAGATCCCTACTCGATCTATGGCGGATACAACAACCATTACGTAGGTAAGTATCAGCTTGGCGCTGAGGCTATTAAAGATGCGTCTAGATTCTTAGGTATGGAAAAGACTCCGTCTCGTGAAGAGGTGCGTAAGAACCCTCAACTACAGGAGCGCTTGTTCAACGCTTTCACACAAGTAAACCACCGTACTATGGAACAGATTTCAAGCCAGTATCGTGATATGGATCCCGCTGAACAGCAGCGGTACCTCGGGTACGCTCACAACCAAGGTGCTGGTGGTGCTCTTAAATTTCTAGACACTGGTGTAATAGGAAAAGATGGCTGGGGAACGAGTGGCACTAAGTACATGACTGCTGTAGCTCGTGGTCAAGGTGCTAATGATTGGTCTCCAGGTGATACATCTGTTGCCCGTATGACTATACCAGGCTCTCATGGTTCACAAAGTGCTCCTACGGACGACTCCGGTGTACCGAGCTTCGACATGCCTGCACTTGATTTCAGTCAATCAACTGACATGCTTCAAGGTAGCGGCGATCAAAGTGCGGCCCACGGTGACGCTGGAGCCGACATGATGCCGGCTGCTACTCCGCCAGGGTTTATTCCGCAAGGAGTTGCTGCTCAAAGAGTTGGTACTAACCCAGTCTTCCAAGATCCTATGTTTCAAGTGATGGCCGAGCGCTCAGGTTTAGGAGCACAAGGTTATTGGGACTCACTACATCCCGTAGCTCAAGAACAGCACACGAAGCGTATCAACGCAAGTCCTGCTATCTACACTAACCAATCACATCTGGATGTGCTGAACCGAGTAGGTGCGAACAGTGGTCTTGCTGCTATCCCTGGAGACTACGACTTAGCACAAACTGAAGCTGGACGTACAGGCTCACCTGTGCCTCCTCCTGTTCCCGTAACGGACAACGTTCCTGTTGTACCATCTGCTGAGACGGCTATTGTATCACAAGCTGTGCCTGCTCTTACGGAAGTGCCCTCGGCAGCGGATATGCCTCCTGAGATAGGCAGACCTCCTGTACACCCTGATGCGAATTATAATGCATATCAGGAATACGCTGAATCACGCATGGAAGCAGATTATAATAGTCAACAAGAGCTTGATCGTATCAATTTGCAATTACAGACGACGCCTCGCGATGCTCCTGGTTATGAGTTCCTCCAAGAACAACGTGCTCATCATTTGTCGAACCTTGGTCGTAGTGATTCTCCCTACACTGGTTCTGGAATCCCGTCACCTGAAGTTCTTGGAACTGATATTCTTGCGAACAACAACGTTACCCTGAACGCTGACAATGAGATAGCTGCTCAAACACAAGCTATAGCAGATGCAGCGGCGCGAGGTGATATGGAAGGTGTCTCGAAAGCTGAAACCGCTCTGATTGCCGCTCAAAAACAGAAAGCAGACTCACTGCTTGATGCTGCTGATATGAACAAGACACGTGAGGCTAACGCACTGGAAGATCAGGCTCGTCAGAACGCTGATATCCAGTCTGAGATCGCAGGGTTCGATGCAGCGATTGCAAACGCAAAGACACCGGAAGGTGCTGCTGCGCTCACCACTGCTCGTGATGTGGCTGTTGATCGTGGAACGGTGCCTTCACTGGCTCCTGCTGGTCAAGGTGATAACCTCCCGGCTATTGATGGTGAGACTGCTAAAGCAATGAAGTCAGAACCTAAAGCTGACCCTG